GTGCATAGCGGGGGGGGTGTGTGTCGCGTTGGTGACCCGCCCCCCTCCCCCTGTGATTTATCAAATCTATTTGTGTTTATTCACTGAGTTTATTGAGTGTTCTATATGATCAAATGGATCATTGATAGTGGCGGCGGGCTCGGGCTCGGTGTTCAGCGGTTGACTTGGCGCGGTGGCATGGGAGGCATAGGGCCTGGGTGTTGCTGGCCCGGTCGGTGCCGCCGTCTGCTAGTGGGATGATGTGGTCGACCTCGAGGGCGGGGGCTATGCAGTGCCGCCGGCATTTGGCGCACCGCCCGTAGCCCATGTGGTTGAGGGCCCGCCTTGTTAGTGCGGCGGCCCCGTGTGATGGGTGGGCCCTTGATTGTCGGGCCCTGTTCTTTGTTGCCCCTTGTTGTCTGAGGTGAGCTGGGCAGCGGGCGGCCCCGTCGAGTGACAGCTTGTTGCAGCCTGGCATGATGCACGGCCGGCGCATGGCTACAACCTTGACTCGTCGGGCTCGTCGTACTGTTCCGCTAACAGCACAGCAGCGTTCGATGGTGGTTCGCCTTCATACGCTGCTCATAGGTAGGTTCCGCTGAGTAGACGCTGTTGGACGTTTTGGAGTTGGGCTGTGGTGGGGTTGTTGCTGGCGAAGACGACCACGGCAAAGACCTCGAGACCGCCAGGTAGAGCACTAACAGCGAACCCCTGAGAGGCGACCCGACCGGCACCAAATGCGGCTTCGGTAGTTACCCCGCTTTTGGCTGTTGGGGTGGATAGTCCGCCTGCAGACGTGTATGCCGCGACCGTGGTGGCCGGGATCGACATTGCCGCGATGGACAGATCCCCATCGACTACGTCTGTCGCTTGGATACTGCTCACTGCCGTTCCGTCGCCGTAGTAGGTGCCTACATCGTCGTTAGCGTCAAACGCTAGATATACGCCGTCATCGGCTGCGCTCTCGAATGACAGAATCCGATCGGCCGATGTTGTCGTGTAGTGCTTGCGGTACGCCACAATCGCCGCGAATTCTCCGGCTGCTTTGCTAAACCCTGGCGTGTCACTCGCTGGTAGTTGTAGGTAGTCGTCGGTTCCGTCGAACAGCATGACGGGGCGGGTTACGACTGCGGTGGTGAGCCCGCTGGTGGCTCGTTGCACGGTCCACGTTCGGCTACCGCCGGTCCAACCGGTTTGCCCAGCATCGGGGTCAGCGGATGTGTCGATGTCGTCTCCGGGGGCGAATTGTTCGACCCCTTCGATGGTGACGGAGTAGACGATCCCGCCGAGGACTTCGGTTGCCCCGGTTCCGGTTGCCCCTGTGGCGTAGCGGGCCCCGATGTTCATGGGGACGCTTGCTTGGTAGATCTGGGTGGCCGTAACCGTTGGAACAGAGACAGCTTCGAACGCGTTGAACGTCACCCCGTCGTCAGTGGAAACAGTGTAGGTAACGGTTGCCCCGCCAGCGTCGAAGTCGAACACGGCTTTCAGTTGGAACCGCTGGCCTGCTGCGACGGCGGTGCTGATGTTTATGGTGCTGTTAGTGGTGACGTTGGCTGTTCCATCGATACTTAGGTACACCGTGATGAGCCCGCTGGCGCTGAGTGCCAGGGACCATGCCCGGAGGTTTGTACCAGTGCAGTATTGGCATACGAGCCCCCGTGTGGTGGCGCCTGTGAGGTCGTCTAGGACGCCGTCCCAGATGACCGTGAAATCTCCGACTGGTGTTGCGAACGCATCAGAGTAGACACCGTTGAGGGCCACCTCGGGGAAGTACACGTAGTTGCTGCCGTTGTGGGCGAGGAATGTCGGGTTGTTGAGGGTGTCGTCGTCGGCTGAGCCTCGGATGGCGGGGTCGGCGGTGGGGGTGATCCGGTTTGGGAGTGTTTCCATGGCGGTGGTGAGGTCCTTGGCGTCGTACCACGCTGTTGCGCCGTACACGGACGGGTCGAAGTTGCCGGAGAGCCTGAACAGTGCTGGGGGGTAGTTGTTGGTCATGGTCAGGCTGCGATCACGGTTACGGCCGGCGTACCGACGGAGGCGACAAGGGAGAGACTGATTTGGTAGTTGCCGGTGATGGCTACGGGGACGACGGGTAGGCCGGTGCAGGCGATCATGGTGTCGCTGGCGAGGGCGATGACGGGGAGGGCTACTCCGCCGCCGGTGACGGTGAAGTACACGTCTGCGGTGGTGCCGCCGTCGTTGTTGATAACGGTGACGTAGTTGAAGGGTTGGTCGTTGGCGCCTTTGGTGAGGGTGACCGATTGGGCGGTTGTGCTGAGGGTCAGGTGTTCGGATCGGCTCATAGGTTCCCCTGGTCGGCTGGGTGCTCCGATTTGGAGTGTAGATCGATTCTCATTATCACGTAGGGAACGTGTGTTGTGTGCTATCCGGGGCCGGTGGTGCTGCGGGGGTCTTGGGTGGTGGTGGTGGGGTTGAGGACGGTGGCTTGGGTGAGGGTGGTTTCGTTGATCGTGGTTGTGGTGGTTGGGGGCGCGGTGGTGGTCGTGCTCGAGCTGGTGGTGGGCGCGGTGGTTGTTGTGGGTGGCCTGGTTGTTGGCGGGGGTTTGGTGGGGGGCGCGGTGATGCGTAGGGGTTGGGGCGTGACCGCTCGAGGTGTTCGAGGTGTTCGGGGTGGGATGGTCCCGATTCGGGTTAGCGCGGTGACCTGACGGCCTCGCACGGTGGCGTGTAGGTCTTCGGGCGGCGCCGTTTCGGGTCGTCGGCCTCTTCGACAGTGACGGCCAGGCCACGGCCTTCGACGGTGACACGCTCAGTCATAAACCCATCCGTTCTCGCAAGTTGGGCAGGCGTGGATGCCGTCGCACCATTCACAGCTCACGACGTCGTCGCAACCGCAGCCACCGATACAGAACGGACATCGGCCAGAGCCGCCACAGTCGCCGCACTCCCACTCGCATGGGCCTGGGTGTCCGTCAGCTCGGGCGCAGCAACCGTCATCCTCGATTGTGTTCATGATGGGTCACCGGCGTTGTGCTGTGACCACCAGAGCCAGTTGCCTGGCCCCAGATTTGGGTTGGTCGTTGTCCAGCTAGTCGCCACGGGGCAGGTGCACGTGGCCTCAGCGCCGAAGTCGCCCGGGTCTACGATCCCGTGGCATTCGTCGCACTCGGTCGGCAATTGTCTACCCATCGGTGTCTCCGTCATAAGTGGCGTGACCCATGGATAACTGCTCGGGCCAATACGGGTTCGGCTCAGCAATGATCTGCTCAAGCGTCCGCCCTTCCTTCGAACGGACTGGCCCAGATCGTGGCGTGTAGGCCTTGGGTCGGCGCCGTTTCGTGTCGTCGTCTTGGTCGACGGTCACGGCCAGGTTGCGGCCCTCGATGGTGACGCGCTCAGTCATCGTCAACCCCAAACCAGACAAGCTCTAGGCACCATCTCGGCGTCGAGGGCGGGTCGGCTGGCACTATCTGGCGAATGATGCGGCCCGGTCGTTCGGGGTCGTCTACGCCATCGAAGATTTCCGTAGCGGATATGAGCGCTTCGATGCCGTCGATCTGGTCGGGTGGAAAGTCCCCGATCAGGTAGGCGTCGGTGTCGTCAGCGCGGCGGAGTAGGACTCTGATCATTTGGTTCGCTCCCTTGTAGGTGTATGCGATTGGGTTCGATTGTATCGCCATCGGAATCGGCGTTATCCAGCATGGGCGGCACGGGTGGTTTCTGGTAGGCGACGTGGTGCCAACCGGTCGAGCACCGGTAGCCCTCCATGTCGGGATGTGGTTCGATCCACTCGCGCTCTATGTCCCAGAACGGTGCGTAGTCGCCAGGGTCGAGCGGTGTGGGGTCGAGGTCGTTGTTCGTGATGGGGTCGGACGGCTCGGGAGAATCGAACCAGTCGACTGGCAGTTCAATCATGCTCATCCAATCGGCTCGCACGTTGCCGAATGGTCTTCGGTCGTCGGCTCGTATGTCTGGCCGCATCGTCGACACCCGATCTTGATGGGTCCTAGGTGAGGTTCCAACCGGTTGAGGATGTGGGCGTTCTCGGTCATGATCCGCTCAAGCCGGTCCATGAACTCAGGGTCTAGACGTCGGCGCTCGATCTCGGCAAACAACAGCTCGTCGTTATCCATCATTCGTCTCCATCGGAATCGGCGTTATCCACGGGTTCGCAGTACTCCGCATACCGGGCCGGGCAGTCGGCCTTCTCGCCGAGATCGGGGAACCATCGGGATATGTGCGAACCAGGGCGAGGTTCAATTACTCGCTCTCGGATGGGTCTGCCGCAGTGCTTGCAGGCGGTCATCACTCGCTCCTATCTCCGGCGGTATGTGGGTATCGAGCTGCCGCAGCGGCAGCAGCCAGAACAATTGCCGAAGCCATGATGAGAGCCGCCCCGAACCACGAGAACCACCCGGTGACGAGTGCCAGCAGGCCGAACACGAGGGCCGTCGCTGCGGTGACAACCGTGCGCTTCATAATGGGTCACCGGCGTTATGTGTGGCGTCTCGTTTGGCCCGACGCTCCGCTGTGGAGCACAGGCACCCTTCGCCAAACTCTGCGCACAGGTAAACGTTGGTGCAGTACTTCATCGACGGACCGGTCAGATCAGGGTCCGTATCTCCGGTGACATCCACGCGAGCATCAGGTGGGACCTCTCCAAGGTGATGCACGCCGATCTGCCCGTGCCACCAGACCTGCCAACCGTTGCCGTTGTACTCGTGGCGGCCGGGTGGGTGACCTTTGGGTTTGTCGCATCGGTAGGCAATCCCTGACCCATCGACCCCCCAAGTCGCCTCGCATGGCTCGCTACTCATGATGGGTCACCGGCGCTATGACTGGCGAGCAGGTCTACATCCTCGTCGAGCGCCCGAGAACAGTCGTCAAGCAAGTTGTGCATTTCTTGCCATACCGGGTCACCCTCAAGCGTGAGGGCCCGGGCATCTTCCAGTCGTTGCAGCATTGCCCGTACGCTGCGTCGGAGCCCGGTGTTGTTGGTGATCTCAGCCATGTCGCCTCCGATATGGGTCTTCGTCAGCGAGGCGGGCAATGAAGCCTCGGACTTCGATCAGGGTGAACGTCGAGCGCAGTTTGCGTCCCTTGTTCTGTCGGATGCGCTGATCTAGCCAAGAGCCGATGATTCGCAGGACTGTCTCGCGTGCGGCTGCCGATGCCTGGTCTTTCGGGTCGTTGTCGCCTATGGCGTACTTCAGTCCGGCGTCGAATCCGGCGGCGAAGGACGCGTCAAGTTCTAGGCGGCTATCGAGATCATCGCTCATCGTTCCTCTTTCGTTATGCCGGTATCGGTGGCGCTATGACTGGCTCGGGCTGTGGCTCCCAATGCTGCCCAGTAGAGCCCTATGTCAATGTCGTACTCTTCGACGGACTCGCCCGCCTCAATGCGTAGCGTTCGCTCACATCGGACAACCACCGTGTGGAGATCGAACGGAGTTTGCACGATGCTCATGGCCGCGTCGCCGTCTGGGTCTACCGGGTCTTCGATCTGCTCCCAGTCGATGCGTCCGGCAATGGTTTCGCCCACTAGCAAAGCTTCAAGAAGCGCTAGAGCCATCTTCACGATTCGTCTCCTGTCTGAGTGGCGGTATCCATCACCGTTCGCCTGTGATGGCGGAGTTAACGACGGCGCGGTAGGTGCGGCCTAGTTGGGCGTCGGCGATGTCGTAGGGGAGCTCGTCGATTTCGAGTTGGGCGTCGAGTAGGTCTGTCTTGCAGCCCTCGAGCGACATTGAGCACTGCTCAAGGTCTCTGTGCATCTGGTTAATGTCGCTGTTGAGGGTGTCAAGCACTGCGGTCAGGGCTGCGGCGGTGAGTGGCCCGAAGTCGCCGTCTACGTCGAGGGCTGGGTCGGCGCCGTTGGCGTTCAGGGCTTGTTGGGCTTGTTTGATGAGTTCGGTTCGGTCGGCGGGCATTGGTTCTCCTTGTTTGAGCAGGAGAGCGACTGAGCGGCGAAAGTCGTTCATGTCGATTCCTGCGGGGTCGATTTTGCGGGTTGTCCATTCTTTGTGGCCGCAGCACCACGAGTAGTCGCGGTTGATGCCGTCGAGTAGGGCGGCGGTGGCGCGGTGGAACACGGCGAGTTGGTGGTCGGGCCAGGGTTCGCCGATGCCGTCGTTTTCGGCTTCGATGCCTAGGACACTCGAGTTTCCTGTGAGGCCTCGGTATCCGCCACGGCCGGCGTGGTTGGCTCTGCCGGCGGCGATGACGTGGCAGACACCGGAGCGGCCTATCAGAACGGCACAGAGGGGCCCTGTGAGGTCTGAGCGGCCGTGGGTGACGATTCGTAGGGATGGGACGTCGGAGCCTCTCCTGGAGGCTGTGTGGTGGACTACGACGCCTTGGGGTTCGAATGTCCACGGGCCTCGGACTTTCCAGCCTGGTTCTTCGATGACGGTTAGTCCGTAGTCGCGGAGCTGGTCGGCTATCCAGGGTTGGCGGGGCATTAGGCGTCGGCTCGGTTGTCGTGGTCGAGTTTGAGTTGGCGGGCGAGTTGGTCGGCGAGGTTGTTGGCGGCGGCTAGTTCGTTTTCGAGTTCGGTGACGCGTTGGCGGTAGGTGTGGATGTCGCCTGGTTGTGGTTTGGGGGGGGGGGGGGTGGGTGTGGGGGGTTCGTGGTTTGGGTTCGACGCTGTTGCTGATGGTGCCCATCGGCTTCATTTGGTACGGGTCGCGGTAACGAATTCGGGTGTGGGTTTTGGTTGGTGGTGGTGTGCTGGTTTGGAGCCACACGTAGGCGGTGATGGTGAGAATGCAGAGGACGGCGGGTATGAGGATCGGTAGGTCGGTCACGCTGCGTCGTCTCCCGGCATTCTCCGGTATCGGCGGGCGAGCTCGGCTCGGCGTTCGGCTGGTGTCATGTGGGCTAGTTCGCCGTCTCGGATTGGTTGGCGGGTTGTGGTGCCGGCGTCGAGGTTGTCGAGTAGGGCTCGGGCTTCGGCGAGGGCTTGTGCGTCGTTGGGGGTCATGTGGTTTTCCTGGTGTGGAGGGCGGCTCGGGCGGCAGCAAGGTTGGCTTTGGCGATTTCGGGTTTGACTTGGGTGTCGTTGAGGTAGGCGAACGCTTCGTCGCCGGCGATGTTGGCCATGGGGTTCGGTTCGCTCTTACGGCGCTCTGTGACGTCCTGTGCGAGGTTTGCGACCGACTTTGCCCAGTAGGCGCGGACGTTGCCCGGATTGGCGTCTACGGCCTTGTGGGCCAGGTCTACGACCTGTGAGACGGTGGCGCCGGCGTCGAGCGCTCGCTCGACTGTGCGCTGTTCGCCAACCGATGGCTTCGGGTCGGGAAGGCCGAGCGCGCTAAGGGCGCTGTGAGCTACGACGGCAGGACCGGTCGCCATTCTTCTGCTTCCATCATCGTCGCCGTTGGCGGTTGAGTCTTTAAGTAACTGTAGATGAGGGTTATCTAGCTCTCCCTCTCCCTCTCCCTCTAGCGATTCGGGTGCGACTCGGGGGCGATCGGTACCCCGAGTCGGGGGCGACTCGGGGGCGATGTCAGTGCGATTCACCTGGGGTTCCTCTTCCTCTGGGTTGATATCACCGTTACAGATAGGGCAATCGGGATCGACAACGTTTCGGGCGATATGCCATCGCTGATGGTTCCCTTTCATCGCCCCCGATCGGGAGCGATTCGCCCCCGAGTCGGGGCGATCGTTGTACTTGGCCCAGCGCGCTATTTCGTAGGTATCAACATCGATCCGCAACCACTTATCGGCGGCCGTGAGCTCGTCGACAGCGGCCCGCACATCGGCGGGCTCCATGACTTCCCATAGGGCGCCGGTGATGATCCGTAGCGACACGACACCGTCGCTGGCGGCCCGTTTGGCGTGGAGCAAGCCGCGGAGGTAGACGAGCTGCGCCTCGGTGGAGCAAGCGGACATAACAGGGTCGTCGAGGTAGCCGACGGAGAGGGGCACCCAGACACGGGCGCGGGGGTCTTCGTGTCGCCCGAGCGTGCTCACTGGTCCTCCCATGGCAGGAATCGGTATAGGTCAGGGTCTTCGATCAGGGTGTCGGCGAATAGCAGGGTGACGTCTTCGGGGCCGCGCTGGTCTATCCACCGTCGAGCAGCGAACCAAGAACCGACACCGCCCGATAGAGATACAACAACCGGGCTCACTGGCCGGTCCCCTCGAGCCATGCGAGGACGTCGGAGCGGCGGTAACGGACGTGGCCGCTAGTGGGGGTGGCTCCAGGCATACGGGTGTACTTCGGGCCTCGGTCGGCGAGCCGCCATTTACGGAGCGTGCCGGGAGCGATGCTGAGGAGTTGGGCGGCGTCCTTGTTGGTCAGCCATATGTCTGTATCTGCCATAAGCGTTACCATAGTGTCTACAGCGTACCATTGCAAGGGGGTGGGTGCTAGCCTGATCCGATGGGCTAAACCGCCCACAAAACAGAAGCAGCGCGGTGCGTAGGTGGGGGAACCTGAACGCACCGCGCTGCTGACCCGTTGAGCTTGGCCCCCGCTGCAGGGCTGCTTCTACCGGATCGATTTAGATGAGGGCCTGTGACCTGGCCAACCCTGCGGTTCCCGCCGACAACACCGACCGGTCGCAGGCCCTCAAACCCTTATTATGGCGCAATCATGGCCTGACCTTGGCCATCACAGCGCGGGCGAGGTCCTGGTCGGCGACGATGTCAGCCACGAGGGCCACGCCTTCGCCCCGTAGCTCACCAGCAGCACGAAGTAGGTCCGCGACCTTGGCGACGCTCCTAAGGTCCTCTTCGGTCAGTTCAGGCGCTTCGTCGGCCTCGACGATCTCGGCGTCGACCGGCGGGTCGGCGTCGGGCTCGGGTGTGTCGGCGATGACGTCGAGCGGGTCGGGTTCGTCGGCATAGTCTTGGGCGGCGTCGAGTAGCGCGGCGGCGGTTTTCACGTACCGGCGGTCGGCTTTGCGGCAGGCGTCAGCGAACAGCATGTCGTCGGGGTGGTTGGTCCAGTTGTCTTTGCTGAGCGTCTTGGCTGGCATCTCGTCGAGACGGGATGTGACCGCGCCCCGCAAGATCGGCAGGACGTCCGAAGCTGAGCGGTGTTGCCACACTTCGATGGTGCAGACCTCGCGGTTCGATTCGATCACTTTGAGCTCGAACCCGGCGTCAGTGGCCAACGCGACCCGCATCGCGGCCGATACATACGGTTTGCCCTGGATCAGGTAGATGTTCTGAACGGCGGTGAACAGGTCGACACCGTGAGCGTCGGCCCACATCTTGGCCAACAGGACCGCACCCGGTTTCCCTCGGTAGTCCTTGGGTACGAGCTCTCCGCCGGCGGCGATGGCGTTGCACAGTTGCAGCACCTCGGGTAGCGCGCCCCCCAGGCCGGTGATGGCGGGCGGTGGCGCGGTGGGCGCGGTGCCGCTGTTGCGGACAACGATCGCTTGCTCGGTCATGCGTCCTCCCACGGGGCGTCGGCCATGCGGTTGATGTCTATGAGTTTCGCTATGTGTGCCTCTCCGGCCTTGACCGCGTCGGCGCGACTCGGCCACGCATCGGCGACGCCGTCGGGGTGGCCGATGGGGTTGCCGTCGCCGCCGACAAGTCGGAACGCCCACAGCCCCCCCGCTCGCGGCCTCACTTGTATTTTCATGAGTCCTCCATGTGTTTGATGGTCAGGCGCCGATCTGGCGTCGGGAACCTCAGCTCGTCGTATTCGTCGGGCATCTCGGCCTTGGCTGCAGCCCGGTCGAGTACGACCTTGGTCAGCTCGGGTCGGCGTTCGGCGTAGAGGTCGAGCCAGTCGATTTCGGATTGGGCCGTGAACTTGCGGACCGGTAGACCGCAGCGGACACGCCAGGCGCCGTCACTGGTGGTCGCTTCGGTCGCTTCGCCCATGCGGGCCCGTAGTACAGCCTCAGCGGTTTTGCGTTCGTCTTCGGCCGCCTTGGCTGCGGCCTTGAGCGCTTCATAGCGTTCGATCAGGTCGGCCAGGTCGTCGATGTCGGCGCTTGCTATCGGGTCGGCGGTGGCGTTGGCTGCTTTGACCCACGGCAACGCTTCGGGCCCGGTCGGTTCGGGTAGTTGACCGGCGTCGATCTTGGCGAGGAGTCCGTCGGCGTAGTCGACCAGGTTGGCGTGCAGTAGTTCGTCGGCGTAAACCCACCGGTACTTGATGTCGGTAACTATCTCGGGGGTGAGCGCACCGGTCGGCTCGTCGAGCTCGGAATCGATGGTCGCTACCACGAGCAGCCAGCGCGGCAGACCGGCAACGTACATCTGCCACTGTGACTGGGTGAGGTAGTAGTCCCACGGCCAGGGCGACATCGCGCCCCGTGTCTTGATTTCGAGACCGGCGACAGCTTCGTCGATTGTTGGTGTGTCGGTCGGAAACAGGAGACCGTCGGGTGTGGCTCGATGCCGTGGCCGGTCGTCGCGCTCGAGCCAGAGTTGTTCGCCGCCGACGTACAGGCCGGTATGTGCGGTGATGCCGTCGGCGATCGGGCCTTCCCAGCGGTGGCCACGGTCGGCTAGCTCTTGCGGGATCTCGTCGGCCATGATCCCGAGCCGGGAGGCTATGACCTTGTACTCGCCGCCATAGAGGCCCGTAGCGGCTGCGGCCACGTCGGATGAGCCGATCCCACCACGACGCCAGTCGAGCCACTCCTGGTCTTTGCTGGGGGCCGTGTCGGTCATGAGCCGGTTACCGCCAGGAGGAGCACGAGCAGCCAGGCGGCTACGGCGCCGACGATGGCGGCGGCGGCGATGACGGCTAGGCCGATGGCGAGGTCTGCGAGTCGGCGGGTCATGATGTGCCCCATGGTGGGTCGGGTGTGCCCATGTAGAAATCGAGGTAGCTCAGGTCTTGGTCGAGTTCGGTTGACCAGACGGCGGCCATGAGGTCACCCCAGGCACGCCATGACCAGCTACCCCATTTCCCGTCGCTGAAGGTGGGCACATAGTTGTCTTCGTGTTGGTGGGTTCGTCCGTCAACCCAAATGCGGTTGGTGATGATCGATTGGCGGAGTGCCTCTAGGTGGTCTGGGTGGTTGGCGCTCACGTTGGCCTCGTGTTCGAGGTAGTCGTTCCAGCGCATTCCGTTGGCGAAGATTCCGCCCAGCCCGCCGATGTTGGTTCCTTTGGGGCCTTCGTCGGTTCCCCAAGTGACGGTGATCATCGGCCGAGGATCCTGGCGAAGGCGAGAAACATGGCGATAACGCCAACGACGGCGAAGACGAGCGAGAGGATGAGTCCGGCTACGTAGTTGCGGACGGGGGTCGGGTCGGGTTCGTTGTTGGGCATAGGTGTCCTTAGTGTCGGCGGGATCCCAGGCTCAGCCACCTTGGCGGGGCGGCGAGAGGTGGCTGGCCTGGGGGTTGAGACAAGAGTCGTGGCGACCTGCTGAAGGCAATGGAGCCTTGCGAGGGGCTCGCTTGGGGTTTGCAGCAGGCCACGGACTGGAACGGCCACGCTCTCTTGTCTCGATCTATGTGACGGTTCGGGGTTTGTGTCGGTGTTGTTCAGCGGCGAGAACGTCGGGGTCGTCGTTGAACCAGCGGTTCAGGTTGCGGCGCAGGCGGTCTTGTTCGGTGCCGGCGTTCACGATTCGGGCGATGATGGCGGCGATAGCGTGCCAGCTGTACCCGTGGGATCGGTACTCGATGACGCAGGCCCGTAGGTTGCCTTTGCCTCGGTTGATGAGGACTTGGTCTAGGTATTTCTCTTGTGCTGTTTGGTGTCGTTCTTCGGGCACACCCACATCATACAATACGTTTGGTCAATTTGTCCAGGGGTGTTGTCCCCTGATTTATCCCCAAACGCCACAGGGCTCCCGGTGCTTAGGGTGACGTCGACCGGGGGCCCTGCGGGTGAAGCTAAGGGAGGCTTCGCCGGTGAGGCTAGCCCATGGCTTCGATGGCTGAGGGTGATGGGTTGTTTTCTCGTTTGAGGTAGACCGCGATCGGGCCCATCACCGCGCCAGCGAGTACGACGAGCTCGGGTAGTTCGACCCCTTCGTTTTGGAGGGCGGTGATGATCATCACTAGCGCGGTGAGTACCGAGACGGTGGTGCTGGCCCACCATTTCGACGACGGCATGACAATGTCATTCCTCTTCACAGTCGGACCTTTCTAGGCGTTCGAGCCGTTCGAGCACGTCGTCGTCTCGTTCACGGAGGGCGGCGATGGAGTGGACGAGGTCGCCGAGCAGGCCGAAGATTGTGGCGTGCTCGGCCCGGTTATGGTCGTGGTCCTCGGTGATGGCCCGGCCAGCGCGGCGGGCTGTGTTGTACGCCGGCCATCCCGCGGCGATCACCGCCCCAACCACCGCCCCTAATACCTCAAGGGTGCCTATGTCGCCCATGATCACTAGACCTTAGGCCATCTGACCAGGGGAAACGATCGACTAGTGAGATGACTCACCCAAAGGTCATTCGACCTTCCCGAGCGCGCCAGCGGTTCCCGGGATCGACGAACCCGACGCCAGCTTGTAACCGGACCCTACGTGGTCGCCCGCGTCCGCGCTTCCCGTGGTCGGCCCCACGAAATCCGAGATCGCCGCCGAGTGATTGTCGGAGTTCTCCCCGGTACCGCTGGGCAGGGTGACAGCGCCCTCGGTGACGTTCGACACGAACCGGAGGCGGGCCGCGTCGACCGTGTCGAACGCTTCGAAGTGAATGTTGTCGTAACCGCCGGCAGCTTGGTTGTGGTCAAAGCAGGTGTTGTGGTGAACGTCGAACTTGACGTCGACCGTCCACCAGGCGGGCAGCGTGGAGAGTGTCTGCTTGAGCCGCATCGATTCCCGATCGGTACGGAAAATGATGTTGTAACCGATCTCCATCGGCATCCACGTTGTGATAGCTCGAGCCCTGGCGTTGGTCCCGGTTTCGGTGATGTCTCGGAACGTGTTCCGCATGACCCGAATTTTGGGGTCTCTGGTTTGTTGCGTGAGGATTTCGACGGCGGCCACAATCCCGTTTGTGAACCCGGACAGGGTCCCGTCGAGGGCGGCCACCTCGAAGTAGTTGTCGAGTACGTCGATGCCCTGATTGTCCGAGGATTTGATGTCGACAGCGTCGGCGGTGACATCCTCAAAAATGTTGCCCTGGATGAGGATGTTCTCCGAGGCTGACGGGTAGCTGGCGGGGTTGGCCTGGCCGATGTAAATCATTTCGCCGCGGTCGGGGTCGGTCACACCGCCGAGGGTCAGCCGACAGTTGACGATGTCGATGTTGTCGGCCCCGCCTTTGATGACAACATTGTTCAAACCGACGTTGGTTATGTGCATGCCGCAGAATTTGAGATCGTTGATGCTCTCGTGGTCGTGGGTTCCGCTACGTTGCTGATCCCACCCGACCCGGAGGCAGGCCCCGCCCCCCCCGGCCCGGTCGATGACGAAACCGGTGTGTTCGGCTTCGCCTTGGAAGTTACCGAACCAGACATGAGAGCAGTTTTCCCGGATGTCGATCTCGGTGAAGGTGACGGTCGCGCCCGCTGCTGGGGTGATGATGATCGGGTTGGCGGCGGTGCCGTTCAAACCAGTACCGGTTATGTCCCACTCGCCGTAGCTGCCGGTCGCTAGTTCGAGTCTGTCGCCCGGTGCGGCGGCGGCAATGTTGGCGGCGAACGTGGCGGTAGTGGTCGCCACCGTGTCGAGCGGGGTGGGTGGGGTCGGCCGGTAATCGGGGCCGTAGAACTGTGGCATTGGGGGGGTGGGCGGGTTTGCTGGTGTCCCGGTTTCGGTTTCGTTGGCGGGGTGGGGTTGGAACGCTCCAGGGTTGGGGGCGGCCTTGTCGATCATTCGTTGCGAGATGTCGTCGGAGATGAGGAACGACACGTCGCTGATGTCGGCGCCGGACACGATCAGGGTGGAGGTTAGGGCCAGGTCGAACGCTGAACCGAGCCCGTAGGTTTCCCATTCGGCGGTGCCGGCCACCCCAACAGCGGGGACGGTGTCGATGAAGTCGGCGGCGGCGGCGTCTACCTCACCGGTAGCTGGTGATGCTTGGTCAACGATGTTGTTGCGCAGGTCGAAGTCGATGGTCCCGGGGAACACGGTCGGTGATGCCCCGTAGCCAGCGTTCTCGAAGCTGTCATCACCCCACAGGGTGTTGTTGATGACCCACGTGGGGTCGTTACGGAAGTACGTTAGGGCTTCGGTGTCGTTGGTGCCGTGCTCGTTGCGGGCCCGCCAGGCGGCGTGAGTGCCGGTCTGGGGCCACGTCCAGAAGATGTTATTGGCGATCCGCATGCCGCTAAGGCCGATATAGCCCATGATGTCGACCGCGCTACCCGACGCTGAGGTCACATTCATGTTGTAGACCCGGTTCCCCTCGAACCAGATGTTAGGGTCGGCGTCGAAGAACGCCGGGCGGACATCGTAAGCGGCGGCCACATAGCAGAGACCGACAGGGACCGAGACGGCATACCCGATCGATGCCTCGTTATCGGTCCAGTAGATATTGCTGCAACCAGGTTGAGCGGCGAAAGCTTCGGCTGTCATGTCTGACACGGTGTTGCCCCGCACCCAGAGGTCTTTGCAGTAGGACACCCAACCGGGAGCCGCCCCGATCCCCAGGTTGATCGACTGGCCGGAAGCGTCAGCGATGAGCCCGGTCCCGTCGATGGTGTTCTCTTCGACGACACCGTATTGGCTGAGACCCCACGTGTTCCCGGCCCCCGACGGTGGGGTACCGCCAGACGAGGTGATCAGCTGTGACCAACCGAGCACGTGGATCCCGGAGTGCCCGACCGATTGGACGGTGTTGTAGGCGACGTAGGCGGGGTTGGTGACCGAACCACCCCAGTTGTAACAGCGGATCCCGTGCTGGCCGCCTTCGACGTTGAACCCGACCGCCCACACGTGCTCACAGTTCATAATGTCGAGGACGCCAACGTTGCTGGAGGTGTTGTTGTCGTCGACGACTTCACCGTCGGCGCAGGTGACAATGATGGGTAGGTCAGCGGTCCCGCCCGCTGGTGACGCTGTCAGCCGCCCGTTGGAGCCGACGTGGCTGATGCTGTAGCGGGTGCCTCGCAGTTCGAGGGCGCCACCGGGATCGAACCCGGTGGTGACCCGTATGAGGTCGCCGGGTAACGCTGCGGCACAGGCGGTGGTCCACGTGGCTGTGCTGGTGACGTTGCGGGTTGTGCCGCCGGTGGAGGCTACCCAGTCGTCGAGGATGCCGTCGAGGTCGGAGCGGGCGATTTTGGTGGTGCTGGTGTAACCGAGGGCGGTGAGGACGTGGGGTGGCGTCCCGAACGTGGCTAGCTCGAGCTGGGATCGGAACGACACGGAATGGGGTTCGGGTGGGGCTTCGACTCCGCCGCCGGTCACCCACGGAGCGTAGGGGGTGGTGAGCGCGCCGAGGGTGTGTGTGAAGTTCCCTATTTGTTCTCTGGTTCCTTGGATGATTTGGTCGATGGTAGATGTCCCGAGCGCTTCGGTGAGGTTGTTCGACACTTCGACTCTGTCACCCAACGACGCATCGAGGATGGCGGTCGTGAGTGCAGCGTCATCAACGAGGGCGGGGTGGTGTAGGGCGAGCGACAACCGGGAAACTCTCGGCTCGTCAACAGTCGACAGAGCTAGGCGGGTGTCGGCCAGGGCTTGCAGGCGGGCCACTTGGGAGTTGACGTCGAAGCTTGAGTCGTAGCGGCCGGCCCCGGTCGGTGGTTCGGACACGGACAGGGCTGTGCCGTCGTCGAGTACAGCGCGGGCGGTGGCCCCGTCCTTGTTTTTGACTTCGACGTCGTTGGCGAAGTCGTGGTCGTCGCGGTCGAGGGCGGGCGGTTCGGCCACCTCCCCAGCGGCGTAGTCGAGATCGATGACGACAGCCTGGTCGATCATCGACGCCCTCGTGCGGTACCCGACAGCGACCGAGTCTCTAGCTTCGTGCAGGATCCCTAAATCGGTTTTGGCGCACTCCTCTAGTAGGTCCATCAACGTGGCCGGTCGTTGTGGTCCCATCTGTTCGGTGTCGGCGGGGTCGCCCTCGATCCGGTAGGCGATCCCTTCTTCGGTCAGTAGGCGTTGGATTCGGAGACCGGCCCGTTCCCCGTCGTGGGCGTCGAGCTCGGTCGCTAGTTCACTGCTCAACGTTTCGGCGGTTTGGACGGTGACATGCCCGAACGCCCAGTCGCCAACGTTGAAACCACCGTTGATATTGATAGCGGTCACGGTGCCAGCCGAACCAGCAACAGCGGCGGTCACATCGACCCCGCCGCCCATGGGTTCGTCTTGTTCTTGGCCGAGTAGTAGGACGTCGACGTCTGACCCGTTCTGGGTTACCGACAGGGTCATACGGAACGCCGCGCCGGTGGCGTTAAACGACGTCCAGGTACCGGTGTAGACGGTGGTGGCACCGCGGGCGCCGAGGACCCGGAGCTGACCGCCAGCGTCGTCCCGGAAATTCAGGAACCAATCTATGTCGGAGGTGAACACACCAAAGAATGTGATTTCGGTGCCGGCGACGAAATCGGTGGGGACCTCTTGTAACCATCGGACTTGCCACGCCCCGGTTGCGGTGTGTGGGTCGGTAAACCCAGTGATTTGTGCGTCGCCCAAGGTCGGTAACGGAGCCGACGCCAAGAACGTGTTGTTGGCGGCGGTGTTGGGGTACCCGTCGGCCACCGTCATCGGTTTGGTTCCGACGGCGGCCCCGAAGCTCGACACGGTGGCCCCGGTTTCTTCCAACGGCCAGTAGGCGACCACGCTCACCGCGTCGCGGATGATGGCCCGACGGATAGCCGAATCGAGGCGGCGTCTCCCTTGACGCAGGCGACGAAAAAGGCCATTGGCCTCTACCGGGCTGGTCACGTCTGACCCGTCGACGTTCCACCGGACCGGCAAGCTAGCTAGTTCACCGTGGAACCGCCACAACATGTCACTGAGCCGGCCGCCGGGCCCGATGGTCCAGGTCCGGCCGGCGTCGTCGACGAACGTGTTAGAGCTTATGTCGCCGGCGTCGTACCAGGCGGTTGCCCCTAGTTCTTTGAGGAGACCAAACAGGGGGTCGCGCTGGTAGTGGTCGGCGGTGGTGACAAAGTTGTCGGTGTCGATGTCTCGGGCGTCATACCAGGCGGTGGCGCCCAAATCTTGGAGGAGGCGGAACAGGCCGTCAGCCTGGTATCGGTATTCGGTTTGGCCTTGGGCGGTGAAGTCGGGGTTAGCGACCACGGTCCCAGTGCCGCCACCGTCGCGCATCTCGAACGCAAAGATTCTACTGACAGGGTACGACGTCGGATTGTCGGAGGTGCCACCCAACGTGAGGGGGGCGTCGTTGGTTTTTATGTCGGTGGTACCGGCCACGGTGACCGTTGAACCGAGTTGGGTCCAGGTCCCATCGATGGCGTCGGAGGTGTAGAAGTCGACGTCGTGACCGGAGGCCCCGTTGTCGACGTCGAGGTCAACCCGGATAGCGGCGTGGTCGTGGAGGAACGAGAGCGGCAGCGCGGCCCCGGTTTGTTCGGTGGTGACGCTCTTCCATACTGAGCTGGTGTCAACCCAAACCAAGGCGGCTACCAGCTCACCCGAGTTGGCTATGTACAAATCCAAGTTGAAACCGTTGTCGGCGGCGTAGTCCCGTTTGCGGGCCAGGTGGTAACGGATACCCGACCCGTCGGCGGCGAGGGCGGGCGGGTCTTGGGCTAGTTCGAACTCGACCCGCAGGTCGATGTCGCCGGCTATGTCGAGCACACCGTCGCCGCCGGTGTCCTCGATGGCCCGGAACGCGAGGGTTACACCCTGCCAATTCTCGGTAGCGGTGAGGGTGAACGCGGTGGGGTCTTCGGTGGCGGCCGACGTGGTGTGATGAGCCGACCCGATCTGAACGAGGGAGGCCACGTTCCCGTCAGCAACCGACGTGTACGACGTCGGGTAGGCCGACACGGTTTCACCGGCTGACCCGTAGATCGCCAGCGCATACCAGCGGTGCTCGTCCGCGCCCCACGACGTGGTCAACGACGGCGGATTGGGCGAGTCGCTCGATGTTTTGGTGGTGAATTCGATATCCCACGCGGTACCTTCGCCGCCGGCACGACAGCCACTGGTTCGGATCACCTGGGAGGATGAGCGCGTGTTGTTGGTGGTAGCGAAAGTGACTGTCGCTCCAGCCAGCGCGGCCGCTTCGGCAGTGCTCAACACATCAGAGATGTAGATAGCCCACCCGTTCCATGGGGTGTAGAGGTTGGACGCTACGGCCAACGCCCAGTCGTCCAGTTCTGTGGGTGCGGTGTAGTTCTCGTGGCCGAACGTCACGGCCAGGGTGAGCCGGTCACCGGCGGTCACGGTGGCTGGCATGTCCACACCGTGGGAGGTTGTGTGAACGGTTTCGGCTGACTCGGTGACGTCGACGTGGGCGGGCGCGGTGGGGGAACCGCCGCCGGTGCCGGCAATGTCGGGAGTGGAGACCAGGTCGTTGGAAACCCCGGTTGACGCCAGGTGGACGGTACCGCGCCCTATCCCGACCCGGCACGGAATGTTACGGCGGTAGGTGCCGGTGTAGGGGCTCGAGGGATTGTCTGGGCTCCATCGGCCGTCTCGGTTGTCGAGGGTGAACGTGGCCCGCCCGGGGTCGACCTGGGAGGCCCAGTCGGAGCGGCCGTGGTTGATGGCGACAGGGTTGGCCAGGCGGACACCGTCACCGGTGACTACGGCGTCCACCCATGCCCCGTCGATGAACAATCCGACCTCGAGGTTGATGGGGTCGATGGGCCAGGCCATCAGGGGGCACCGCGCCCTAGGACCGCTTCGACGGTGCCGCCTCGGTTGGCGATCCCCTTACGGAGCACTTCGACCAGGAGGTCAGCCAACGCGGAGCCGTCGGTCCGGAAGTCGAAGGTGACCTGCGTTGGGCCGCCGACTCCGTTGAGTGACCGGTCGAGGGGTACGACAGCTTCGGGCCCGGCTTCGCCGACGAGAGCGAACGTGGGTCGGCGCACGATCCCACCTTCGGCCAGGCGGGGTATCCGGAAGCTGATGCCACCGAACCCGAGGAACCCGGGGATGTTGAACCCTTTACCGCCGACCGTCGAGTTCCAGATTCGTTTGACGGCCCGGAACGCGGTACGTACCGGGGCGGTGATAGCGCGCCCCACCGCGCCCATGATTCTCGTGACCGCGCTCTTCAGTGTGTTGAGGGTGTTAACGATCGACGTTTTCCCGGTGCGGACAATCGATTTGAGTTTCGTCCAAATGTCAGTCACTTTCTTCTTGACCGCGTTCCACGCTGCGGTAGTCACGGCTTTGATTACGGCCCACCCGATTCGGATGATGGCCTTGACGGTGGCTATCTGGCGGCGGATGCGGTTGATGAGCCCGGACACGATCCGCACGACGGCGGCCTTGATGGCGTTCCACACCGCCGAGGTGATCCGTTTGACGAAGTTCCATCCGGCGGCGATGACCCGTTTGATGGTGTCCCAATTCTTGATGATGAGGACAACGAGCCCGATGACGGCGGCGATCACTATCGCGATGGGGCCCATGGCGATCAGCCACGCCAACGCGACCTTGGCGGCGTGTAACAGTGATTGGAGACCTAGGACAACCCAAGCGGCCACCTGGCGGGCTACAGAGGCGACAACGGCTGCGGTGGCCCGAGCAGCGGACGCGATCCACACCGCGGCCGAGCGGGCCGCCGAGGCGATGTTGGAGGCGACCATGCGAGCGTTGTTGGCGACCCACATGCCAGCGGTGCGGGCGTGCTCGATGCCGGCCTTTACGATGGGTACGACGAGGTTCTCAACACCGGACGCCAGGTCGCCGATGCCGGCACCGAGGGTGAACATGCCGCCGGCAATGTCGCCTTCCATGAGCTGGTTCCAGCCGCCCATGGTGTCCTGTACGCCGGTGATGGTGTCGCGGAAGCCCATGGCCCGTGTGTCGAGATCGCCGGCGGCGTTGCCTACCGTGTCGAACGATTCAGCCGAGCTGCGGCCCATCTCACGCGATGCCCGAGACACATCATCGCTCATTTCGTCGGCCGCGTTGCCGACACGATCGAACGTCTTTTCGAGCTGATCGCTATCGCCGGCGAATGTGAGTGTGACCTTTGACTTGCTGGCCATCAGTCGGTGGCCTCGATCCCGGCTTTGCGGGCGACGTCGATCAGGTTCTCGTTCAGCACGTCTTGGAAGTCGCCGGAGTCCCGGTGTTTGAAGTAGGCGGCGTAGATGTAGCGGCCCTTCTTCTTGAACGTCCGTTTGACCGATCGGTTGCGACCAACCCGGCCACCGAAATCGAGCCACGGATAGTAGGGGGCGCGACCGCCGCCGCCGGATACTCGGGCTTTGGTGCGGGTGCTGGCCGCTTTGACTGTCTTGCGGGCTCGACCGCTTTGGGTCGCGACCCGGGGGCGGGCGTCGTCGACAACGAGGTCGGCGGCTTCGTTGAACGCCAACCGAAGCGCCTTGGGTAGATCCTTGTCGAGGGTCTTGAGGTCACGAGAGAACTGCTTGAGGCCTTCGATTTTGATGGCGTCGGTCATGTCATCGGCCCCTCTTGGCCTTCTTCATCTCGATCTCTTCGCGCTGCGCTTTGATGGCGTAGTAGGCGTTCCAGTCAACCCACTCCTGATGTGTCATCCGCCGGCGTAGCTCCCGGACTGTCATCCCGAGTTGAGTGGCTAGGTAGTGGTCGAACTCGAGATCAGGTCTCGCTGAGAAAGTCGGCGATCGCTTCCTTGCGTGCTCCCTCCCCCATGCCGCTGATTTGGCTGATCGTGTCGGTGATGGTCTGAACGATCCCGGCCCGTTTCTTGGTCAGGGCCTTGGCCTCGTCGAACGTGAGTTGAGGGTTGACCATGCCGAGCACGATCATCTGTATCTCGGCCTCGATCGCGGTTTTCTTCTTGGCGACAAGGTGGGAGTCTTCGCGGGTGAGCGGTCGGACGGTGACGGTACCGATGCCTTCGATTTCGATGTCGACAGTGTTGGCGTCGAGATCTTCGGGGGCGAGGAGCGCGGCCTTGAGGTCGTCGGGTTCGGGTACGTGGCCGTTGGTGTCGGCCTGCTCGGCTGCTTTGATCCCGCCTTTGCTCATGCTTGCGCTGTCCTGTCGATGGCCCCGGAGATCGAGAACTCGGCGGACCAGGTGACCATGTCGTCAACCGGTGACGATTCTTCATAGGACGTGCACAGTCCACTGAACGAATCCTGGGCGAGGGTCGAGCCTGCGCCTTCGGGTTGGCGGACGATGGTCACGGCGGTGCGTGCTATACGTATCGGTTCGATGATGTCGCGGGGTGATGTCGCCCCGTCGTCATATACGCCCTCCATGCTGAAGGATCCGTCAGTCAGTCCGCCTTGGTAGACGTGACCGCTTTGGCCGTAGGTGGTGACGTCGTGCGAGTCGGTCGACACGCTGTAGTCGCTTGACTTGGTGAACGCGCTGAGGTCGTTCGAGTCGACCGTAATCAGCGTGTCCTTGCCGTGGATGAATGCCATGTTGCTCCTTGCTAGGTTCCTGATCCGGTCACGTCGACCTCGAACGTTGCCGAGATGTAATCGACACCGCTCATAGTGAAGATGTCGAGCTCGGCCGCTGTTACCCGCACCGTGTCACACGCTACGTACGTGCCGTCGTCTATAGCGGTCTTGACCGATTTGGCGCCCGACCCGTTGCAGTAGGCCACGATCCGGTCGCGGGCGGCCCGAACCGACACGTTCCCCGCGACCACGATCACGGGGATCGTGATGCGGTCCATGCCGCGCCCGTAGGTTTCGTCGAACTCGATCGTGTCGGGAAACGCGATGATGGCGGTCGGGGGGGTGATCTTGGCCGGCGGGTAGTAGAACACGCGGCCGGTGAGGTCGGTGACGGCCTCGAGGGCGGTCCCGAGTTCGTCCATCACGTCGGCCACGATCATGACACCATCGGCCAGTTACGCCGGTATGACTGGACCATCACCGCGACGTCGGGGTCGACCTTGGCCAAGAGCCGAAGTTCGGAGCCGATGTCTGGTGACCCGGCCACACCGAACGGGGCTTCGCGGCGGGTGAAGAATCGTGACGCTTGCAACAGGGTGGCTTGTTTGATGGTGTCGGGCACCGCCGTCCACCCCCATGTTGCTTCAACCAGGATTTGGGGTGGTCCGGTGCCAAGTGTCCGGGATGTGGCTGATGCGGTGGCGATCCTGGTCCAAGGCCTGGATTTGGCGGCGGCGTTGGTTGGGGTCAGTTCATAGGCCGAAGAGGCCAGCGCGCTGCCGGACACGGTGACAACGAGACCAACAGCGGTCATCACGTCGTCGATGTCGGCCACGTACAACGATCGGGACGGTGACCAGCAGGCGTCGTAGGTTCGTTCTTCGGTGGCGGCTGTCACCCCGAACTGTCGGTTGGTGGCGTGGTCTATGGCCCTCGACGCGCCCGTGATCGCCAACGCCAGTTGCGCGTCGTCGGCAGAGTCGCCTATCCGTTCATAGGCGGCCAGGTCGGCGGTTACGGCGTAGTCGGGGGCCCAAGCCACTGATCAGTCGTCCTTGCGGGCGCTGGCCCGCTTGGCGGCCCGTTTGGTGGCCTTCTTCACCGGTGGGGGTGGGGCGGTGACCTCACCGGGCACAGTGGCCGCGGTCCGCACTTCGGTGGAGAACATCGACGGGTAACGCTTGACGATGGGGTCGTCGACGTCGAACTCTTGGCCGACGGGGTACGTTCGCCCGCCGGTGGTGAACCCAACTTCGCATCTGATGGTGTCGGCCATGTCAGTCCTTTCGATGGGGGTCGCGGTGGAATCCCCGGTGACAGGAGGTGAGGATCCCACCGCGACAAACCATTGTGTTTATGCCGTGGTAGCCACAGACAGCACCCGGAAGGCGTTGTCGTCCACCGACTCGGCCCCGGAACGCATGTAGGCGTACAGGCCACGTTGCCCGGTCGGCCGGTTGTTCGCTCCGAACAAATGCGGTACCAGTTCGACGTTCATACCGATCCGGTCGACGATGACGTACCGGGACCAGTTCCCGAGGAACAGGATGAAGTTGTCCTCCGAGGCGGTGGCGTCGATGTCGGGTGAGTCGTCCATAGCGGACACTTCAACCCACGGGTACCCGAGCAGTGTTTCGGGGGCCGACGGTGCCAAGCTGTTCCAGAACAGTCCGCCTTCGGTGGTGGCGAACTGGCGGATGGCGTTGGCGGTACCAATGTTCATCGCCCACGTCGGACCGGCTTGGCGGTGCCGTGGCGGCAGCAAACGCATGATCTCGAACACGTCGGGTGATGAGAACGTTTCAGCGGTGGCCGGGGAGATCTCCGATGCGGTGCCGTCGAGTTCGACTTCGATACCGGTCGGTTGGGCCGAGCCGGTGCCTTTGGCGTGAGCGGTGGCCTCAGCGTTGTCTCGGCCTTCCATCATCGCCATCCGCAAATCAGAATCGATGTCGGCCCAGTCGGCACCAACTTCAATGCTGAACGGCACGAACCCGGCCAGTTTGTAGACGGGGATGCTTGGTTGAGCCAACGTGATCGCGTCGTCGGAGACCTGCGCCTCTTCAGCGTCCCACGAGAACGAAACCGCGGTGCCGGTGACACCGTTCCACGTGTCGGTAGTTGTTTGCACAACCCGGGCGATGTTGCGGATCGGGTTGAACGACAGGCCGTCGATGCCGATGATTGTCGGGTCGAGGGTGAACGGCACCGCGAAACCGCCGGCGGCGTCGGTCAACGTCTGAGCGCGGGCGACCATCTGGCGTTCGTTGTCGGTCCACTGGTTGGCCTGGCCGCTCATCAACTTGGCGAAGGCGTTGCGGTACGTGACCGACCCGGTAGCCAAGTAGCGGGCCGCGACTGCTTTTTTGTCGCCGGACACTCGGGCCAAGGTCTTCATGGCCTGATCTTTGACAGCGTCGGGGGTGACGGCGTCACGTTCCAGGCCGGTGGCTACACGGCCCCGAAGGTTCGGTAGGTCGGCGTCGAGGGCGATAGTGGCGGTGTCGTAGGGGTCGCGGTCCCGGTTGATGTGGAACAAGTCCCCGCCGGCCACTTGCTGGCTATCACCGGGCTCAAACGAGTTCGAGCGGGCAATAACGGCCTTGCGGCGTTGGGTGGTTTCGATTTGGCCTTCAACAACGGCGATCTCGGTTTCGAGCTCGTCGAAGCGGGCCCGCGACTCGTCGGGCATCGACCAGGCCTCTGGGTCGTCGAAGTCGTCGGGTGGGGTCGTCAACGCCTCAAGCTGGGAGTACAGCGACCGCCAGTGGGTCTCTAGCTCTTTGATATCCATCGTTTGTAGAAGTCCTTGTGTGTCTGAAGTTCGGGCACGCCGGACCGCACCGAGGCGACTAGGTCGGGGTCGGTGGTAGTGGCGGGCGACTCTGGCGCGGAGTCGGGGCCTGGCCCGTTGGGGTGATCGCGGCAACCGCGATCTAGCGAGACACCAGCTAGCAGGGCCTCAGCGAGGCGGTGTCTGTCATCATGGTCGGTCAGGTCAATCGATCGGAGATCAATCGCCGTACCGGCGTAAGCGGGGAAGATTACGGGCCCGAGCTCGATCAGCTCGGCTTCGGTAATCGACCTGAGTTCTACGTCTCCGGGGCGCTCTTCGATCTCTACGACCGTCGGGCGGAATCTGACCGACACGCCATCGATGGCTGTCGAGGCGATGGCTTCACGTAGGGGCGCGAACAGCTCGGCGTCGAATATGCGGGCCTCGAACTCAAGCCCTTTGCTCGTTTCGGTGAGCTTGCGGAACTCGCCGACAGGGAGCGACCCGAAAAGGGGGTGCGTGCCGTGGTCGAATTGGAGCTTGGGTGTGGTCCGGCCAAGCGAGCGACGGAACGCGCCTCTCACGAACTGCTCGTCAAACGTGCCTTCGTAGGCGTTGTCTATCCGGGTGACCTCGTTGAACGGAACGGCCAGGCCGACGAGTGTCTTACCGTCGGAATCGCTCGGCTCAAACCGGAGCTGTCTGGTTGCTACTTGATCCACCGCGACCACCTTAGAGCGATTCTCATTCCCAATAGTGACACACTAGGGGCAACGACTTGTGATAGAGGAGACTGAGTGACCGCGCGACGCCGGCCGAGACGCAGAGCGAGAGGCCTGGTAGCCGATCCGACCACGACACTCGACCTCGACGGCCACAACCCAGTTTTGGAGCTCAACGAAGCGGGCCAAGCTGTTTGGGATCACTACGTAGACGAAACCCCGTTTTGGTGGGACGGGGCCGACATCCCGTTGATTAGTGTCTACTGCGCCGCCGCCGACGCGGTAGAGCAAGCGCTAGGCCCTGACTCGACGGAGAAAGCAGCCGGTAAGGCGGCGATCGTGAAAGAGTACCGGTCGTTGGCTGATCATCTTGGTGTGACGCCGGTGTCGCGGGGCCGGTTGAAGATGACCGAAGCACAAGGGGTGGTGGCAGCGAAGAAGGTCGAAGCGATGGAAGACGACCGCGACCGCCGCAAGAAAACGCAGGCGATGGACATCGACGAGCTAGCCGCCGATGAGTAGCCGTCCGCGCTGGTCGTCGCCTGTCACCAAGGCGGAGATGTCGGCCGGTGACGGGGCCGACACAATCGAGTTCACTCAACGCCATTGCCGTATCACGAAGGACTCGATCGGGGGGCCCCGGGGCGCGCTGCTCGAGTTGCGGGCGTGGCAGCAGTTGGAGTTGTACCGGTTGTTGGCGCGCCGGGAGGACGGCAAACGGAAACACCGTGTCGGTTTGTTGGGTCTGCCACGCAAGAACACCAAATCGACGATGGGGTCGGCTATCGCGCTGGCCGAGGCTGACCAGGGCCCGGCTGGTGGCGAAGTGTACGCGGTGGCCGGTGACCGTGAACAGGCGCGAATCGTGTTCGGTGCAGCGCGCCAGATGGTCGAGCTCGACCCCGAGCTGTCGGCGCGGGTGAAGCCGTACAAGAACGAGCTCGTGTGGCCCGAGACCGAGACACGCTTCAAAGTCCTGAGCGCCGAGGCCTACTCCAAGGAAGGCTTGAATCCCACCTTTGTGCTCTTCGATGAGGTGCACGTCCAGGCCGACGATGAGCTGTGGGACGTCATGAGCTTGGCCATGGGCGCCAGGGTCGAGCCGATGATGTTGGGTATCACAACGGCCGGTGACCCGACCGACCGCTACGGCAACGACAGCTTGTGCTACCGGCTGTATGAATACGGCAAGAAGGTCGCATCGGGCGAGATCGATGACCCGACGTTCTACTTCTCATGGTGGGAACCGGCAGCGGGCGCCCAGGCCGACCATCGCGACCCGGCAGTGTGGGCCGAAGCCAACCCAGGGCTCGGCGACCTCGTATCGGTCGAAGATTTCGAGTCGGCGGTCATGCGCACCCACGAAGCCGAGTTCAAGACCAAGCGCACGAACCTATGGGTCGCGGGCAAGATCGCCGCTGTGCCAACCGGCCGATGGGAAGCTAGGGAAGTAGCGCGCCCGTCGTCGGGTGAGCTGATCAGCTTCGGCGGTGAAATCGACGTGCCGGCCGACTGGCTACTCGACTGCACGCTGTTTCTCGATGGCTCATGGTCGGGTGACTCGACCGGCGTTGTTGGCTGTACCCGCGACGGCTTCGAGTTCGTCATCGCTCACCACGAGAAAGGCGAGAACGACGGCCCAGACTGGCGAGTGCCGGTGAACTCGGTCATGCAGGACATCCGAACGGCGTTCACCGCTGGCGCTCGAGGTCTCCTGCTCGATCCGCACCGGTGGCAACAGTCGGCGGCCGACCTGATCGATGAGGGTTACCCGGTGGTCGAGTGGCCGACGAACTCGCTCGCTCGGATCGTGCCCGCCTGGAAGGACTTCTATGCCGCGATACTCGACGGTGACCTAAGCCACGACGGCAACCCAGCCCTAGCGCGCCATGTCGCCAACGTTGTGCTCAAGATCGACGCTCACGGGGCGCGGCCGGTGAAGACCAGCAAGACGAGCCAACGACACATTGACCTGGCTATCTGCGCCATCGGCGCCTATGCGAACAAAGACCTGGACTTCGGCGGCCAGGAACGGCCACGAGCGAAGCTATGGAGTAGCGCGGTATGACAGTTGAGTGGCTCACCGGCGATGCCTTGGAGCAAGTCCGCGCCCTACCGGATGACTCGGTGGATTTGGTGGCCACATCGCCGCCGTTCCTCGCGCTCCGCAACTACAACGATCTAGTGGGGCAGTGGGGTTCGGAGGCGACCCCGGCAGCGTTCCTCGACAACCTGCTCGACTTGGTGGAGGCGTTGGCCCCGAAGTTGGCGGGGCATGGGTCGATCGCGTTCGAGCTCGGCGACAAGTTCAACGTCGGCGATTACGTCGAACCACCAACGAAGTCGTTGACCGGTGTGCCGACCCTGTTCGCCTGGTCGCTCGCCTACGGCCGCAACCTACTCAACCCCGAACGAACGATTGAACCGTGGCGGATACGGAACGTGATCGTGTGGGCGCGGGCGAACCCGCCGGTTGGGGCGCTGGGCGACAAGTACCGGCCCGCAACGTCGTACATCACGGTGGCCACGAAGTCGGGGAAGCGGTGGTTCGACCTCGACGCCGTACGCACCCCCGTGCAACACCCAGGGCAGCGACTACCAGCCAAAATGAATCGCGTTGATGGTAAGTACGGGGGTGACCGCATTCCGCTACCAGCGTATGACGCCAGCCAGTCGGCTGGGGCGCCGCCGCTCGACCACTGCAACGACACCGAAAACCTCACATGGCACATCAACACCCACGGCAGCTCCCTAGCCCACTACGCCATGTGGCCCCCAACGTTGGCTGAGCGTCTGATCCTGTCGATGTGCCCTGCCGAAGTGTGCACAGTGTGCGGGGAACCACGCCGACGCATCACCGGACCACCCGAATACGTGCCATCTGCCAGCTATCGCGGCGGGTCTTCGTCGGCGATGAACGATGGCGCCAGGGTTGCGGAGAAGGCGAACCAGTACACCCACAACGGTCAAGCCAACGCCTCTGTTATCCGCTCGGCCCCAACGCTCGGTTGGTCCGACTGCGGCCACGATGATTACCGGCCCGGGCACGTCCTCGACCCGTTCGCCGGAACCGGAACAACACTCGCAGTAGCCGACATCCACGGACGTAACGCGACCGGGATCGACCTCGACCCCCACAATCCCGACTTGTACGAGGCCCGCTACCAAGAGTGTTGGCGGGCGTTGAAACCCGACGCCGGCCCATCACCAGTCACACCCCACGGCGAACAACTGACAATGATTTAGGAGCACTGGTGAGCAAAGCAATCGAAGCCAGCAAAACCGAAAGCCGAACGGTGGCCGAGCTCGCCCGCGCCTACGTCGACGTCCTGGCCGCTGTGTTCGGCGCAGGTGGCGTCCTGGTGGCCATTACCGTGCTCACTAGCTGGCCTTGGGCCCTGCTCATCGGCTCGGTTGCCCTGATCGCTCTAGCCCTGGTGGTACCGCAATGGGATTGATTCAACGCCTACGACCGACCGAGCCAGAGGGCAAGCGGTTCGACCTCAACGCGCTCATGAATCAGGTCAACTACCTGGGCCACAACTACCCGCTCGGTTTGCAGACGACGATGGGTAACAACAGCAACACCGAATCACCCGACACCAGCTTTCAGGCCATGGTCCAGGGCGCCTACCGCTCAGCCGGTCCAGTGTTCTCATGCATACTCGCCCGCGCCATGCTCTTCAGCGAAGCACGGTTCCAGTGGCAGGAACTGCGAGGCGGCCGGCCCGGCAAACTGTTCGGCTCGCCTGATCTGTCGATCCTTGAGAGTCCGTGGCCGAACGGCACTACTCGGGAGATGCTGTGGCGGGCAGAGCAAGACGTGAGCCTGGCCGGCAACTTCTATCTACGCCAACACCGAGGCCGACTCTGGCGACTCCGGCCCGACTACATGCACATTGTCCTCGGTTCCCAGACCGACGCCAAAGACCCATCGGCCGCGATCGATGCTGAGGTGATCGGGTTCATGTGGGGCGAACCGGGGTCGGGGAACCACGAGATCTTGTTGCCGGAAGAGGTTGTGCACTGGTCGCCGATACCTGATCCGGTGGCCAACTACCGGGGCATGTCATGGATCACACCGATCACTCGGGACGTGTCGGCCGACAACAGCGCCGTAGTCCACAAGGGCAACTTCTTCGATCGGGGCGCCACCGTGAACCTTGTTGTCATGCCCGACGCCACCGTCGATTTCGAGGAGTTCAAAGAGTTCCAGGACGATTTCCGCGACCAGCACGAGGGCGCCTTGAACGCCTATAAGACGTTGTTCCTTGGTGGGGGGTCGAAGATCGAACGGGTTGGGAGCTCCATGAAGGATATGGATTACAAAGGCCTACAGGGCATCTCGGAAACGAGGATCGCGGCGGCTGCGATGGTGCCGCCGATCATCGCCGGTTTCTCCGAAGGTCTCGCATCAGCTACGTACAGCAATTACGGGCAGGCCCGCCGTAAGTTCGGTGATCACTTCGCCCGACCGCAATGGGGTTCGTTCGCGGCGGCCGTATCCAAGATCGTTCCCGCGCCGCTATCCGGTGTCTCCCGCTTGTGGTATGACGACCGCGACATCGCGTTCCTGCGGGAAGACCAGGCCGACGAAGCCGACATACGCCAGAAGGATGCAGCCACGGTCCGGACCCTAGTCGAAGCAGGGTTCGAGCCCGACGCCGCCGTGAGCTTCGTCCAATCGGGGAACCTGGTCGCGCTACAGGGCAAACACTCCGGGCTCACGTCGGTGCAGTTGACCCCGCCCGACGATGGGACCAACAGCAACGGCGATGGCAACGGTGGTGGCGGGTTCGAGATCGAACAAGGCGAAGACGAAGACGGCGAGTAGACGCTCATCGGATCAGCTCCAAAGAGAGACGTCGTCCTCAAAGAGACTGAACTTCAGGTCGTCGGCGATTTCTGCGACCTTGGCGTCGCGCTGGTCTCTGGCTTTCCAAACGGATGCTTTGGCGGCGGCGGTCCTGAACTTGGCTTCGGTCTCAAGGCTTTTGCGGTAGTTGGAATGCGGGTGTCCCATGCCTCTAGTATCGCGCCGTTTGGTCAATTTGTCCAGAATGTTTAGGCGTAGACGACGGCGGCCACGAACACGCCAAGCACCGCGCTATAGACCAGCAGGCGGGCGACCGCCTCCCGTAGCTCGCGGGCCTCTCGGCGTACAACAAGCCCGAGCCATGACACGACGACGGCGTCGCGGAGCACCCACCAACCATCACCGGCGCGGGCTTGCGCCCTGAGGGCGCTAGCAGCGTCGTAGCGGCCCCCGTTCCCAATTTGGTTGTACTGAGGGCACTCCGCGCCGATGTAACGATTCTCGAGGTCCTCAGCCTGCTCACGGGTCCGCACATCAGGGCCGAGGACTTCGATTGTCACATACCGGGGATCTACCTCACGCCACCACGGTTTCGTAGCCGCGTGCTGAGCGGCCCGATAATTGAACCCCGAAGAGATACCCACGTACTTGAGGCGACGACGGCCGAAGATCACCCACCGGCGGCGGTAACCCCACAACCGGTAGATGACCCAACGGCGGTCGCTGTTACCCGGTTCGTTCATTGAGCCGCACCGGGGCCGGCGGTTTCAGGTCGTCGAAAATGGGGGCCAGGTCAGCCCGGAGCAGGCCGATACCCCGCTCGACCGACATCTCAACAATCTTCTGGATATCCATCGACGTCACCTCGAGGAGCTCCGTCAGTTCGTCATAGAACTTGGAACAGTTGATCTTGTGTGTCCGGTCATCAGCAGCCATTAGGTAACTCTCTCTTCTGTAGGAAAAAACACGAACGGTAAACCATCGGACTCGACCACCGAGATAGCCCGCCCCAAACCACGAGCCCAGAACTCGACCATGACCGCCACACCAGCCACAGACCCCACCCGCGCCCCTACCCGCAACCCGGCCTCAGCCAAAGCACCCCCGCGCTGCGCGTGAGCAGCGTTCCACACATCGTTAGCGACCAACGCCACCGGCTTCGGGCGCGCTACAGGCGACTTGGTTTTGCGGCGCTCGGTCTCCTGATTCCATGCCTTAGTCAGACCCCGCGACCACGACGTCACCGAATCCGCCGAAGTGGCGTCATAGAACTCATGCCACAACGCCAACGCCCGCCGATGACCAACCGAAGCGAGCGACGCCAGATCCCACGTCGACAAACCATCCCCGTCCCACTTGTTGGTGTTCTCCCACGGGTCAACATCAGCCCAATCATCCGACCCCCACACACTCGGGTCGGTTTCCTCGGTCTCACGCCACGGATACAACGCCTGCTCGAGGCTGTCGACGTAACGGGCCTTCACCGAAGCGTCACCCCCATCCCCGTCATGCTGGCGTAGCTTCTCGTTCCACTTCGGGCGGAGCCCCTCGACAAGGTCGAGCTTCGGGGTAACACCATCATCGAAGAACAACAGGACGTGATAGTGACCGTGCCAACCATTCACCGGGGAACACGACACATGCAACGTCCGCGAATACCCGGACACACCAAGGTCCTTCCACGCCTTCAACCCCTTGATTCCCTTCCACGCCTCATTCAACGTCCACAACTGGCCCGCCAGGCGGGTGCCGCGATCGTGCTCGACCGTGAACGTCGCCAACGCGATACAACCACCAGCTGCGAAATGCTCAGAGATCACAAACTCGGCCCGCTCCAACGCATCCGCCCGATGCGCACGGACACAGAAATCGCAGCACCACGGCGACTTACACGTCGCCAACTGCTCCGAACCCCACGCCCCGTGCTCACCCTCCGAAATCAAGATCGAACCCGTCTCGGAAACAGCGACACCACACGACGACACAGCAGGCACCGAACGCTCACACGCACAGCTCTCGTTGGGATGGGACGGGCACCGGCCGAGCGCCCAACGATTCAGAGCCCGCACAGGGAACAACTGCGGAACCGCTGGAACCGGCTGCGAAATCTCCCAAGATGTTCCCGTAAGGTCATCCAAGGGAGCGACAGTGGCGGTCATGGTTGGCGCTCCATGGCGTTGATAGCGAAGCTTCGGGCTTGTTCTTTGCTGATCTTGACGACCTGGCCGACTTGGACGTCGGGGCCGTCTGCTTCGCAACCGAACGAGTAGGCCATACGTCCCGGTTTGCCGGCTGCTTTGACGAGTCGGACGACTTCGGGATCGGGTCGGCCGCAATGATCGAATGCCATGTCGAGCGAGTCGCCTTTGGCGTCGCCGTGGGCTCGTTGTTCCATGTTGGCGAAGATGGCAGCACCGACGGACCCGTCAGCGAAGTTGGCGACCACGGTCGGGCGTTGGGTGATCAACACCAGGTGTATGCCGGTGGAGCGGCCCCGCTGCACGATCTCGGTCACACAGCTGGCCATATAGTCCATCTGGCGGATCAGGTCGTCACGGGCTGCTTTGTTGGTAGCCCGGATCAGGGTCGCCTTGCCTAGGACCCCGGAGACTTCGTCTACGTAGAGCCGCCACGCCGGCAGTCGTTCCTGGGGTGGGAGTTCATTGATGTTATCGAGACCCCGAATGCCGGTGGCGGGGTCGACGTAGTTCTCGCAGATGGCTTGCCGGTGGTTCTGTTCGGTGGTGAACCGCTCGAACGTTTCGCACCACTGCTCTGGAGTGGTGGCGATGGTGGCGGCACCGTCGAGCCAACCGTTTTCTCCTGGTTTGGGTTGGATGACCGCAATCCGTGTACCGACGGCGAGGTCGTGGCATTGCAGGTTGCGCACCAGGACGCCCTTACCGGTCCCTGTGGCCCCGGAGATGAGGGCGTGGGGTCTCCATGACTTGTCGAGGATGAACGGCTTACCGAGCCAGTTAGTGCCCAACAGGGCCTTGTCGGAGCCGAGCGATCCGACCTTGGCGGCGAGATTGAATTTCTCTGTAATCATTCGGCCTCGATCAGGTCAGGGATGACCTGCGACCGGAGTTCGATCAGGTCACGGTTCGAGTCTTCGGGGTGAGGTCGGGGGGCGGCGAGGGTGAACCGGTACCGGCGTTTCAGCCAGTCAGCAAAATCAGCGAGCCAGGCGTCGTTACCGCTCCTGGTGTGGCCTTTGTCGTTGGGGCGGCGAACCGTGAACGTCACAGGGTTAAACGGAATCGCTCGACCCCGAGCCCGGATGATGGCGACCAGGGCGGCCGGCCAGCCGACGAACTCGCCGAACTCGATTCGGCCGGTGAGGGATGGCCAGGCGTCGGGTTTGTAACCCCACTTCTCGGGGGATCGGACACGCCAAACAAAATGCAGGTACCGGTCACAGGTGGTGCGCACGTCGTCGCGGAACTCTTCGGCCAGATCAGCGCGGGCGGTCACGGTGAAAACGACCAGGCCGGCGAGGAACAGCCAACGCTGCGAACTGAACCCCCAGATGTAGAAGATCACCAGGATCTCGAGTTCAGCCCAGGTGACAACGAGACCGACCACGAGCTTGACGGTGAGGACAACGGTCGAGGGTCGCGGTAGCCGGTGGTACCACTGCTTCTGTTTCTCGGTGGTGGCGGTCATCGTTCGAGGGCTTTACGTGCGGCGGGTAGCGGGTCGGGGGCGCGGTGGGCCGGTTCGGGCCAATGGTCGACGACCTCACCGGCGCGGTAGTGGTGTTCGACGTCTAAGACGTTGTCGATGATGATCCGGCGGTGGATGGTGCGGATCTCGGGTTCGGCCTCGAGTTCGTCGAGCGCAGCAGCGGCGGCAGCGCGGGCCTCTAGTTCCTCTTCGACGGCTGATGGTGGTTGCTCGATGGCAGCGCGGGGAATGTTCTCCAGCTGGGGGAGGTCCACAACGTCGGCGGTGAATCGCAGGCCCGCCAGGTAGTACATGCCGGCGGTGATAGCGGCGGCGAGTAGGAGCAGGACGACAGCCAACAAGAGGTTGACGGTGACCGTGTTCGACCCGATGGCGGTTACGGCGACCAGGGCGACACCGAGTCCCCAGGGCCACCAGGCTGTCAGGACTTGGGAGGGGTCGCGGTCGAACACGGCGCCGGTGGCTATACCGAAACCGCCGAGCCCGAGCAGGAAACAGATGAGGAAGATCACGTCGGCGGGGTCTAAGGCTGTCACCCCTCGGACAGTATCATGTTCTTAGTTGATTGTTAAGGTCTTTGTGTCAGATATCCGTGGCGGGCTTGACAATTCGCCTACTATCACGATGTGTCACCGACCGGACCGCGCCAACGGAACGCAACAGACGAAGACGCAACCCGCTGGGCCGAGCTCCGGCGACAAGCCCGAGCCGGTTGCCCCGACCCCGCTGTCGACCTCATGGGCGCTATCGCCTACCGGTCAGTGTTTCCCTTCGACGACGAGCAGCGGCAATGGATCAACCGCGCCAACGACCCGAAAGGCCCGTACCGCAAGACGTACCGAGAGCTGGCGGTAGCCATCACCGGTAACCCTGACGATCACGCCAAGATCCAGAGCCGCCAGTACCAATGGAACCGTCGGGCCGGACAGTAAGAGCGTCGAGCATCACCGCGTGAATCCAGTCGACCGGTTCGAGCTCGGCCGGCGGATCATCGTCGGCGGTGAGGAACTGGGCCCGCCAAACGGCGACCGCCTCAGCCAACCCCGGCGTGTGGATGTCGTAGATAGCCATGACCATCCATCGGCATCAACCAGCCAGAACTTGAGCCCTCTATATACGCTCTACCGTATTTGACCTATATGGACCGTGGAGAAACACCGAACTAAGTCTATATGGGTATTGCCGAATTAGGGTAAATAGAATCGGGCGGGGCGAGAATAGCAGAGCCGATCTAAGCGGCCCAAGAGCCCGGCAAGGCTAGGACCAAGGCGCCCGCCAGACACGCCGCAGAGGCTCTAACAGGGCCCTCTACCGGCAACCTGGAGCCGACCCGGCCAGAAGGTTCTGTCCGCAGACGTGCACAAATAAC